AAAGGAGCACTACACGGCTTAACCAGGTTTAGTATGGAGGACGCTCCTGCGAATAGCTTTTTTTTAGAATACTTATCAAGACCACCTACAGCTGAAATATTCTTTGAAGACGTATTAATGGCATTAGTATTTTATGGCATGCCAATACTTGCAGAGAATAATAAGCCACGTCTTTTATACTATTTAAGACGTAGAGGTTATAGAGGTTTTAGTATGAATCGTCCTGATAAAGTTTGGAATAAATTATCTGTAGCAGAAAAAGAAGTTGGTGGTATACCAAACTCTAGTGAAGATATTAAACAAGCTCACGCCGCTGCAATTGAAATGTATATACAAGATCACGTAGGTATAAGACAAGATGGTACTATTGGTGATTTATACTTTAATGATTTACTAAATGATTGGAGTAGATTTGATATAAATAAAAGAACAAAGTACGACGCAACAATAAGTAGTGGTCTAGCTATAATGGCAAATAATAGGCACCTATACGCGCCAAATGCTAAGGTTGAAAAACCTAAACTAAATATAAATATTTCTAAGTATAGTAATACTGGAACTAATTCACAAATAATAAAATAAACATGGCATATTCTAGTAAGAGTTATTTTCCAAGTCAAACAGTAAGCGATGCTGAAAAGCTTAGTTATGACTATGGTTTGAAAGTAGCTAAAGCTATAGAAACAGAATGGTTTAACGAAGATAGAAGTGTTAACCGTTACATGTCTAATCATAGAGATTTTCATAATTTAAGATTATACGCTAGAGGCGAACAATCAATACAAAAATACAAGGATGAGTTATCTATAAACGGTGATTTGTCCTATCTTAATTTAGATTGGACGCCTGTTCCTATTATACCTAAGTTTGTTGATATAGTTGTTAACGGTTTAGCTCAAAGAACGTATGATATAAGAGCGTTTTCACAATCTCCAAATGGAGTTCAAAAAAGAACTAAATATATGGAAGGTATAATGCGTGATATGGCTATGCAAGATTTTGACAAAGAAGTGTTAGAGAAATTTGGGGTTAACATGCGTGAGTCTGATATTGCAGAATTACCTGAAAATGAAGAAGAGTTAGGTATACACATGCAGTTAAATTACAAGCAGGCTGTTGAGCTAGCAGAAGAACAAGCTTTAAGCGTGTTATTTGAAGGTAATAAGTATGAATTAATAAAGAAAAGATTTTATTATGATTTAACAGTTCTAGGCATGGGTGCTGTTAAAACTTCTTTTAATACATCTGAAGGCGTAGTTATAGATTATGTAGATCCAGCAAATTTAGTTTATTCATACACTGACTCGCCATACTTTGATGATATATATTATGTAGGCGAAGTAAAATCTATACCCGTTAATGAATTAGCTAAAGAATTTCCACATTTATCTGAAAGTGATCTTGAAGATATAATGAAAAATAAAAGTTATAATAGAAATAACTATAACACAAGATATTCTGTAGATAAAGAAGACAACAATACTATTCAAGTTTTATATTTTAATTATAAAACTTATATGAATGAAGTTTACAAAGTAAAAGAAACTGGAACTGGAGCAGAAAAAATAATACCAAGAGACGATAACTTTAATCCACCTGAAAATAAAGAAGGTGGTTATTCAAGATTGTTAAGGTCAATAGAAACTCTTTACGAAGGAGCTTCAATTTTAGGAACAGATACATTACTCAAATGGGAAATGTCATCAAATATGATGCGTCCTAAAAGTGATTACACTAAAGTTAAAATGAATTACGCTATTGTTGCCCCGCGTATGTATGATGGTAAAATAGACTCATTAGTAAAGCGTACTACAGGTTTTGCTGATATGATACAGTTAACACATTTAAAGCTACAACAAGTAATGTCACGTATGGTTCCTGATGGTGTTTATTTAGATGCGGATGGTTTAGCAGAAGTTGATTTAGGCAATGGAACTAATTACAATCCACAAGAAGCGTTAAACATGTTTTTCCAAACAGGATCTATTATAGGTAGATCGTTTACAAGTGAAGGTGATATGAATCCTGGTAAAGTACCTATTCAAGAAATAACATCTAGCTCTGGTGGTAATAAAATGCAAGCTCTTATTGGTAATTATAATTATTATTTGCAAATGATAAGAGATGTGACCGGATTAAACGAAGCTAGAGATGGTAGTATGCCAGATAAAAACGCTTTAGTAGGAGTGCAAAAATTAGCCGCTGCTAATAGCAACACCGCAACAAGACATATATTACAAGCAGGTTTGTTTTTAACAGCTGAAACAGCAGAGTGTTTATCGCTTAGAATATCTGATATTATAGAATATTCACCAACTAAAGATGCTTTTATACAAGCTATAGGTTCTCACAATGTTGCTACACTTGAAGAAATGTCTAATTTACACTTATATGACTTTGGTATATTTTTAGAACTAAGGCCTGATGAAGAGGAAAAAGCTATATTAGAAAATAATATACAAATGGCATTACAACAAGGTGGTATAGATCTTGAAGATGCTATTGATCTTAGAGAAACTCGTAATATTAAGCTAGCAAATCAATTACTTAAAATACGTAGAAAGAAAAAGCAAGAAAGAGATAGACAGATGCAAATGGAAAATATACTTGCGCAGTCAAAATCTAATGAACAAGCTGCTAAAAACGCTGCTCAAATTGAAATGCAAAAAGATCAAGCTATAACACAATCTAAAGCTCAACTACTTCAAATGCAAGGACAAGTAGATGCACAAAAAATGATGCAAGAAGCTAATTTAAAGAAAGAGTTAATGCAGTTAGAGTTTAATTATAACATGCAATTAAAGCAGGCTGAAATGCAAGTTGTATCTCAAAGAGATACTATGAAAGAAGATAGAAAAGATGCTAGAACACAACTACAAGCAAATCAACAATCTGATCTTATAAACAAAAGAGCATCTAAACAATCAGAGCTTGTAGACAGAAGAAACTCTCAACAATCAGAGCTTATAGATCAAAGACAAGCAAACAAACCACCTAAAAACTTTGAGTCTGCAGGTAATGATATATTAGGCGGCGGCTTTGATTTAGGAAGTTTTGACCCAAGTTAAAATTATTAATTATTATTATATTATATTATGGAAGAAAAAGATGAACAAGTAGTTGAAGAAACTACACAAGAAAATGTTACTAAAGTTAAAATTAAAGAAACTCAACAAGACGATAACATTATAAAAGTAAATTTAGATAAACCACCAACACCAAAAGAAGAAAAAAATGAAACTAAAGAAAATAACGCTGACGACAGCGGAGTGGTTGCAGAGCCTGAAAATGCCGAGTCCACACAAAAACAAGAAGAAGTACAACCGGAAGCTGAAACACAAGAAACTCCAGTATTAGAAGAAATTACTGAAGAGTCTACAGAAGAGCAAGTTGCCGAAGTAGAAGAGCAAATAGAAGAAGCTGTAGCAGAAGCTGAAGCTACCGGTAAACCATTACCAGAAAATATTCAAAAGTTAGTTGACTTTATGGAAGAAACTGGTGGTGATTTAAATGATTACGTTAAGCTTAATCAAGATTATAGTAAGTTAAATGATGTAGATCTTTTACTTGAATATTACAAGCAAACAAAACCTCATTTAACTACAGAAGAAATAGGTTTTCTTATGGAAGATTCATTTTCTTACAACGAAGATGAAGACGAAGAAAGAGATATAAAAAGAAAAAAATTAGCGTTAAAAGAGCAAGTTGCCAGCGCTAAAAGCCACTTGGACGGGCAAAAGTCCAAATACTATGAAGAAATTAAAGCTGGAAGTAAGCTCACAACTGAGCAACAAAAAGCTGTAGATTTTTTTAATAGATACAACAAAGATTCAGAAGAAGCAAAAAAAATGGCTGATAAAAATCGTAGTTCTTTTAAACAAAAAACAGATAATGTTTTTAACGACAAGTTCAAAGGTTTTGAATATAACGTCGGTGATAAAAGATATAGATTTAACGTTAATAACATTGAACAGGTTAAAACAACACAAAGCGACTTAAGTAATTTTAATAAAAAGTTTTTTGAGAAAGACTTAAGTTTAAAAGATCCTGTTGGTTATCACAAGGCTGTTTATACAGCAATGAATGCTGATGCTATTGCAAAACACTTTTACGAACAAGGTCAAGCTGACGCTATGAAAAACAGTGTTGCTAAATCTAAAAATGTAAGTATGAATCCACGACAAAGTCATGGTACTATTGAAGCTGGGGGCATAAAAGTAAAGGTGTTAGGTGATACTTCTTCTGATTTTAAGTTTAAAATTAAAAATAAAAATAAATAACAATTTAAAATTACAAAATTATGGCAATTACTGCAGGTAATAGTTTGAACAGCGTGCCTTCTTCTAGGCAACAAACGCTAGCTACAAACTATTTAGATTTTACGGGTACTACGGATAACACGTGGGCTCAACAATATTTACCAGATCTAATGGAGAAAGAAGCTGAGGTTTTCGGACCAAGAACTATTTCAGGATTTCTTTCACAAGTTGGAGCTGAAGAAGCGATGGCTTCTGACCAAGTAGTTTGGTCTGAGCAAGGTCGTTTACATTTATCTTACAAAGCTGAGATAAAATCATCAACAACTATTCAAATACAGTCTGATATCGATGGTAACAATGAAGATACATCTAATGGTATATCTGGATCTGGTGCTTCAAGAGCACTTCATGGAATTAGAGTTAACGATACTATTATTGTTGCTACTGCTTCTGGAGTAGCTAAATGTATGGTTACAGCTCAAGATGGTTCTGACTTAGACCTTTTAACTGTTGCTCCTTATGACGCAGCAAACTTATCAGGTACTGCTGGATCTACTTCAGCTGCTTTAGCTTGTACTGTATTAGTTTATGGTTCTGAGTTTGGTAAAGGTGATAACTACAATACTACTGCTGCTTCGCCGGCTGCTAGTGATTCAAGAGGAGCTAACGAGCCTCAATTTAAAACTTTTTCTAACAAACCAATTATAATGAAAGATTACTACGAAGTATCAGGTTCTGATACATCTAGAATTGGTTGGGTTGAAGTTTCTACTGAAGCTGGTCAAGCTGGTTACTTATGGTACTTAAAAGCTGAAGCTGACACAAGAGCTAGATTTACTGATTATATTGAAATGGCAATGATTGAATCAGAACTTAACGCTGCTACCTCTACTTTAGATGGTAACAGTTTAATTCTTGGATCAACAGCTGGTGCTGGAAATGTAGGTACTGAAGGTTTATTTGCTGCTATTGAATCAAGAGGTAATGTTACTACTGGTGTTACTGGTGTTAACCCAGCTACTGATTTAGCTGAGTTCGATGCTATTTTAGCTGAGTTTGACAAGCAAGGTGCTATTGAAGAATACATGATGTTTGTTAACAGATCAACTAGTTTAGCAATGGATGATATGTTAGCTGCAATGAATTCTTACGGAGCAGGTGGTACATCTTATGGTGTATTTGATAACTCTGAAGATATGGCATTAAATTTAGGTTTCACAGGTTTCCGAAGAGGTTCTTATGACTTCTACAAGTCTGACTTTAGATACTTAAATGATAAAGCTACAAGAGGTGGTATTAATGATATTGCTGGTGC